ACCTAGATTAAACATCATATTTGCTATAATTAATTGAACTTCTTCTGGTTTGGTAAAAAAATCATCATATAATACAGTACAATCATCTAAAACTTGCTCAATGTCTGCTAGAAAACACTCATCAACTCTTTCTTTTGTAACCTCTTGACCTATCTCGTAATCGTTTTCTGGGTCTGTAGCATTACATAAGTGACCTATTCCAAAAGTTTTATATTCCAAATGGTCTAAATATACCTCATATTTAACACCTTCGTCTTCTATAAGTTCTTTTTTAAGAGTTTCAATATTCATTTATACCTCTTGTAAATCTTCAATACCTGAAAATGCTGAATATTTAGAACCAGAAATATCTTCGCCTTCTTGAACCATTTGACAAGCAGGACAAATATATTTGACTGTTTGCACAATTTCTTCTTTTACAATAACTTGTTTTTGCATACTAATTTTACAAACATAACATAATTTCATTTTAATTTCGCCTTTGTTTTTTTTTAAGTTCTAATACGTGTTTTCTATAAAAGCAATTGCCAATCTTTGTAAAAGGCCTTGATAAACTTAACCAAAACCATATCATTATTTAGTTAATCCCTTTTGCTTTTCATATGTCCTAAGTCCACCAATTCCTAGCATTCCACCAAGAACCGTAAGAAGTGTACCCATGTCAAATTCTGGAAGCTCTGGCAGTGTTGCGCCTGCAAATGATGCACCAAAGATAATTAAGTCTTTAAGTATAAAATGATAAGCAAAAGCAATCGCACACACCCACCCAACAGCAGGTCGCCAACCGCCTTTAAATATAGAACCAGATTGTGCTTCTGCTTTATTTATTTCTAATTGTGCTAATAAAGCCTCTTGAGTATGTTTTTGAGACATAGTTGCAATGTCATGTGCTAATTTAGCTTTTTGGTCAGCATCTGGAATAAATTTATCAAGAATACTAGTTACAGGTCCTATTAACGCCGTAAGCATTTACATTCCTTTCTTTTAAATTTACTATCTATAAATACTTTACCATAATAAAGTATAAATAACCAAAAGGTAAATATTATACCTTCTACATAACTTAATTCATTCCAAGCATCTAATATCATATTGTCCATTTTAATCTTCCTTCTGGTAATTTAGAGCATTTGTATTTTGTTGGCTTCCATAACGGATAATATTTGTGTATTTGTCTACTTATTTGTAATGCCCTTTGTTTACATTCAAATTCAGTTTCATAAGGTCCTAGTTGGTCTTCTATGGTTTTACAATTATTTGGCATACCTATTACACATATTGTAATTAATGCCTTAAACATTATTTTTTACTCATAAAAGCAGAAGCACCCATATATGCACCTACAATTCCTGCACCTGATATATAAAATAAATTACTTATGTCTGATAATGCTTTTAATCTTTCTATATCTACAACAAACATAGCAACAGTAAACAAACCCATTGCTATTAATGTAGCTCTTGCAATTCTTAATTGTGCTAATTGTTTTCTTAAAAGTTGTTCTGTTTCTTTAATAGATGTAGCTATTGCTAATTCTTCATCTGTAACAACACCATCATTATTGATGTCGTATTTATTGTATTTACTATTTTTTTGTAGTTCTTTTTTCATATGCTTCTTTAATTTCCTCTATAGACCTTTTGCAACCTATACAAACATTATTAACTAATTTACATATACCAATACAAAGACTCATCTACTTTTTACCTCAAGGGTTCTCCACAAAACCAAACAACTAAAGAATATCTTGTCCCCTTAGTAACTGGTCTAACTTTATGTACTTGATAAGATGGAAAAACTATAATGGTTCCAGTTTTTTCTTTAATTAATTTTTTATCATCAAAAAACTCAAACTCACCACCTTCATAGTCATCATTTAAAACAATCGTCATAGATAATTTTCTTGTTTTACCATTAATAAATTTGTTTTCTGGTACCTCAAATCTAGTAAAACCATTGCCATCATTGTGAAAATCGTAATGACCATTTTTTTTATATCTAGTTATTTGCATAGGTTCGCATGAATCTATTTGAAAATTCCAATTAGAGTTTAGATTAGCTGAATGAAGATAGTTCCAAACAATTTCATAAAGCCATTGCTCGTTACACCAAGCAACATCTGTTATTCTTTTATTTGTATCAACTACATTATTTGTACTTTCACATTTATTAATTCTAGCTTCTATCCATTTTTTATTACCTAAACCAATAATTTTTTTACAAGTTTTTTTATTTATTTCATTTTTAAATTCCCAATAAGGGTGCAAGGCGTTTTTTACTTGTGTTTCTAATGTAATTCCATTGAGATTACTCATTTATTAAACCTCTAATAAAACCCAACCCTTTGTATTATCTGCTTGATAACTAGTTTCATTCCAAATATAAACATTACTATCTTGTGGATAAGTAGTAGGTGCTCTCCAAGCCTTTACACTAGAATTATATACCCAACTTACAAAAGGTTGTATTGGTATAAACGTATCATTAATTGCATCATAGGAATAACCTTCTTGTGCAAAATGTCCTCGGAAAGATGAACTTTGACTTGTCTGCTTCCAATTAGAATAACCAGTATCATTTATTAACTTTGTTATCCCCAATGCTTCACTATCTGGGTATTCAGTATTTCCTAAATCATCATTAGGTATAAAAGTAACCTCTAATATCTTATTACTGTCATTTAATTTTGCAAAATGTGCCATTACACAGTCCATTCATTTGTTTCAGTATTCCAATATGTATTAAATTGATTAGTCCACCTATTGTTGTCTTCGTCCCAAAAAACACTCATTTCTTCTGCATTATCACTATCTGTATTTGATGGAAATGCTATAGGTGCTTCCCATTCAACTGTGCTTTCATTAAAAACCCAAGATGAAAAAGGTTGTTCTGGTATAAAGATATCTTTTGCTTCATCATATGTGAAACCTATAGCACCATATCTTCCTCTAAAATTATTATTATAACTTGTTTGTTTCCATTTTTGATGTCCAGTAACGTCTCTGCATATTTGTATACCAAGACCTTCACTTTCTGGGTAATCTAAAAAATGCAAATCAACATTAGATACAGATAATACATCTGTAACAACATTATCATTATTTAATTTTGCAAAATGTGCCATTATTGATACCTATATGCAATTATTACAATACCACTTCCACCAGTTTTACCACCAGAACCATTTTTAGTTCCTGCTCCTCCACCTGTATTTGCTACACCATTAGTCGGCCCACTATCACCTGTTTGTGTTCCACCACCACCATAACTACCTTGACCAGAATTGCTATAGCCAGTATCACCACCTTCTGCTCTACCAACTGAACTACCAGTTATGTCTGTTGTAGCACCTGCTCCACCTTGTACTGTCGCCGCACTATTACTTCCACTTGTTCCATTAGAACCTCCGCCACCTTTACCACCTCCGCCACCACCAGTGACGTAAGAACCTCCAGTACCAGAACCACCTGCATTACCTTGACCACTAGTACCAGCACCACCTGCATTATTATTTTCTCCAGAACCTCCACCACCAGAACCTCCAGCTACACCTGTTGTTTGCCTTCTTCGAGCACCTCTACCACCACCTGTTGAAGTTACACCAACACCTGATGAGTTTGAACCATTACTATTATTACCACCACCACCAATAGTGATTGAGTAAGCAGTTGCAGATACAGATACTTCTGCGATATCTTGCATACCACCTGCTCCTCCACCACCATTTTCTTGTTTTCCAACAGAATCTGAATATGTACCACCACCTCCTGCTACTACATAAGCTCTAACTTTTGAAGAAAAAGAATATCCCACTCCTGCATTTGTTACTGTAAAAGTACTACTTCCAGTAAAACTGTGAACTTTAAAGTTACCAGTAGTGGTGATAGAACCACCAGTTGCAGTCATAAAACTAGCTTTTGTTGAACCTCTAAAATCATTAAAGTCTAAAGCACCACTTGAAGGTATTGTTCCATTATTGCCAGTAGTACCTGCAGGTGTATTAGCTCCTCCTGCATAATATTCACTCATACTTATAGGATTTGAGCCACCAAATTCAGTTTGTATTGCTGAAATTGCTAGTGAGCCAGATGAAGGAATTGTCATTTACTACCCCTTTTTAAGTTCGTCTATTTCTGATTTTAGTTCTTTGATTGCTTCAATAAGAACTGATGTAAGTTTACCATAATCTACTGACTTGGTTTGTATTTCATCGTCTGCTGTAAGAACAACCTCTGGCATTATGGCTTCCATATCTTGTGCCAATACACCAATTTGCTTTCTAGCATCTTCCACATCATTTCGTTTATAGTAAACACCTTGCATTTGCATAACTTTATCAAGACCATTTTCTATATTTGAAATATCTGTTTTTAATCTTTTATCAGAAAAAGCAGTCACATCATTATTAAATGTTGCCGCTCCTGCTGCACTCATATCAAGTGTAAGGGCAGTTATACCACTACCACCATCAAGTCCTCTAAAAATTATATCTCCATCTGAAATGGTAGAATCAATATAAAAATTTTGAGGTGTACCATTAGTTAAGAATGTTCCCCAATGAACCCCACCATTTTTTAAAAATATTTCAGCTCCATCTGCATCAAGGATAATATCTCCTGCTACATCTATAGTAAAATCGCCAGTATCTGTTATTGAACCATCTGTTATAACAGTTCCACCTCTTGTAACATTACCACCAGCAGTAATTGCACCAGTAGAAACTGTACCAGTAGTTGTAATCGTTGAAGCACCATTGTTTATAGTTCCAAAGCCACTTGTTATTGTACCAGAATTTAATGCACCAGTTGTAACAATAGACCCAGAACCTGCTATAGGACTATAAATAGAACCTATTGCAGTTCCAGCAATAGTAATTGCATCAGCTTCTAATGTGCCATCAAAGTCTCCATCTACTGCATCTATGTTTCCTATAAATGTAGTAGCTGTTACATTTCTTAAAGTTGCTACATCTTTATTAGCATCAGCAGTTACGACTTTACTTGCTACAACAACACCTACTGCTTGACCAGTATCACTATAATTAAGTTCTGCTCCTGTTGCAGTTACTCCTGTACCATTTATAGAAAAAGCATCAGTTTCAAGTGTGCCATCTACGTCTAAATCAACAACACTTAAAGAAGCAAAAGCATCTACAACCGCCGCTCCACTACCTGCCCCATCTAAATATACTGCTTTTGTATCACCGGGCAGAATTGTTATATTTGCACCAGAACCTTGACTAATAATTATATTTTGAGAACCACTTGTGCCATTTTCTATAAATTGCATACGTTTCATGGTATTAGGTGCAATAGTTATGGTACAAGCACTATCTAATGTTCCAGTATATTTGAGATACATGGCTCTACCTGCATCAGAAGCTCCATCTGCAACTGTAGTTGTATGAGTATCAGCATTAGTAGTTATAGCTTCTGTACCAAAACCTAAAGCTTCACCAATAAGCTCTAAGTTACTATTGGTGGTATTACCCCAAGTTCCACTACCATCACCAGTTCCAAGTTCATTTAATCTTAAATTATTTACATAGGTACTAGCCATTTAAATCTCCTAAGCTATCGTGATTATTGCATTTGCACCTGCGGCTGGAAATACAATTCTAAATGTACCAGATGAAACTGTAAAATCGCCACCAAAAGCTAAAATTGCTATAGCTTTATCTCCATTGGTACTATTATATATTAATGCACCATTTGCAGTAAATGATGCACTTGTCCATGTTGGGTCATCAGCATCAAAGTAAGCAGTTGTACCACTTGTTGATACTGCTTTATTAGCTAGTGTTACTCCACCAGTCGCATAACCATTTCCATTTGCAACTTCGTTTGTTGCACTGTATGCAGTTGTTGTTGCTCCTAATGATGCAGAACTTGTGTAAAGTGCTATTTTTAAAGTGTCTGCAACTAAGTCGTGTTGTTCATCTAAAATCTCGGCCTTAAATGATGTAGCCATTGCTTGTGATATTGCCATTTGTTAGATACCTCCTTCGTATTCTGCTTGATAATTACGTTGCATTTCTTGTTGAAACAAAGCTATCGCTTCATCAAATTGTGCCTTATACAAGTTTACACTATCTGGAGCCTTTAGAAAAGAAGAACTTTCATATAGACAAGCTGATAGTAAAACTTGTTCGGCATTATCTCCAATCCAATTATTAGCATTAGTTGGGGATAATCCAGTTTCAAGACCTATAAAGTCTATCTCATAAGCCAAAGTGGCCGATGGAGAAGGTCCTATTAATACTTTTATTCCTGATGTTGATGCATTTTTAGTTGCATACATAAATGGTACACCTGCTGTAGTGGCGTTAGGGACATAATCTCTTAAATAACTATCTATTCTATGTTTTAGGTAGGTAACATCGCCACTTGCCTCTGTAATAGCTATCTGTCGTATCATTCTGGCATTAGCTACATCATATTCTTTTGTACCTATTACAAAATTACCAGTTATTTCTTGTCTGTAACAAGGTAGATTTGGTAATCTAGCAAATATCATGTTTTCTGCTTGTGTAATTATTTCTGGTAAAGATGTAGAAAGTTCTGTTCCGTTATCTTCTAAGAAATTTTGTATGTTTACTAGTAATTCTGTATAATTCATTTAATTACCCCACGTATCATCATTCCATGCTCCTTCACCAAAACCAGAATTAATTCCTACCGAACCAACTCCACCAGTTCCTGCAACCCCAACTTCATTTATTTCAGCATCTGGATTGTAAGTACCTATTGCTGTTGAACCTTGTGTTCCAGTAATATCAATTACAAATGATGCTTCGAATGAACCTATTGCAGTTGTTCCTGCTAATCCACTAGGATTTACATCTGTTTCTAAACTTTCTGTACCTACTGCACTAGTTCCTGATACTCCAGTTTCTGTTAATTCATTTTCTGGTACATAAGTTCCTATTGCAGTCGTTCCTGCAAGACCTGATGGGAAAGGACCTACAAATATATCAATGCTACTTGCACCAATACCACCTATTCCTCTTATTTCATTATCACCACCCCATGTGCCATATCCAAAATAATTTTCGCCAAATCCAGTTTCATTACTTTCTATTACATTACTTTCAGCAACTTCATTTCCTGCATTTACAGTACCAGTAGCACTTGTTGGTGTGACAGTTAAGTTTAATGTACCATTACCTTCTTCTCCAAATGTACCAATAACTCCAGTTCCTGTAATGCCAGTTGCTATTACATCTGATTGTGGTATTTCAGCACCAATTACACCAGTACCTGCAATATTAGTAGATATAACATCTGTTTGAGGAGCAGAAGTACCAATACCACCAGTACCTATAGAACCACCATTTGGTAATTCAAAAATTCTATCGTGTGTTATTGTTTCAGTACCTGTTGCACCAGTTGCTTGAACTCCAGTAACTACACCACCAGTTTGGAAATCACCTATTGCAGTAGTTCCTGTTACTTTACTTGGACTTACATCTGTTTGGTCTTGTGGTATATATGTACCAATAGCAGTTGTTCCTGTTACACCTGATACATCAAAACCTGCTCCAAAAGCACCTATTGCACTAGTACCTGCTACACCTGTTTGTTCTTCTTCTATTATAAACGATAATATGCCAACAGACCCTAAAGAAGAAACACCAGAACCAGTTTGCGACCTAGCTATTCTTGATGCAAAAATATCTTGAGTAAATCCAATCTGTATTGTTACATTTTCTGGGTCATTATTAGGTCGTGGATTAAATAATGCTGTTGCATCGGTAACATTTTTAGCAGGAGTGAGTTGTGGTTGCTTTGGGTCGTATTCTTCTGGTTCAACTCTAAGATTGTCCCAAGTTGTTCTTAATTGAGTATACCTTACCTCAAAACCACTTATATCGCTTATTGCTTTTGATTTTGTACCAGATGCATACTTTGCCATTATCTTAAATTAAGCCCCGTTGGTTGTAACTTAAGAGAAACACCATCATTGTCATTTTGAGAT